ATGGCTACAAAAACAGGTTACCTGAAGGATTCAATTGCAAAAGCAACTGGTTACTATTCAGCCAAAGGTGAAAAGCTTAAAGGGGCAGCTTTAACTCAAAAAGAGCAAGATGCATGGAATGGCGTTGTTAAGAAAGCTGCTGAGCCCGTAGTAGAAGTACAAGAAGAAGTAGAGCATATTAAGAAGAGTAAGAAGAAAAAGGGCTTATTCTCAAAAGGTAGCTAAAAATCTTTAATAAATAAAGTAAGACACTTTATTGATTGAGGATGTAATGAAGCTATTTGAAACCTTGAATGAAGATAATTTTCTTCTGTATGCTGCTCAAAATTATAGTAATAACCAATGCGTAGATGCAGAAGAATTTTATGATGATCTAAATAGATTTAAGTATATTAAAAGATTAATAAGCAGGTACAATCAGACTGGGGAAATCCAGGAAAGACTCCTTATTAATCATATAGTAGTAATCTTTAATCTATTTGGTATACAAGCCGCTAAGAAGATGATGTGGTATAGGATTAAAGAACAAGATTGGCATATTGTTAAACCAGTAATGCTTTATCTAAACTATATTACAGAATCAGAAAAAATAGATGTTGGCCTAGACCCACTTATCGTAGAGAGATTAAGACATATATGAGCATTGTATCCAGAACAGGTGATTTATTCTATGCTTATAGATTCATTAAGCTTCTCGTTACTCCCTGGGAAAAGACCGAAGCTTATAAGCTAGGTATTGTAGATGAAGATGGAAAGAACCTTAAAAAAAGTTCCCAGCTATCTACACCAGATGAGAAATCTGCATATACTGTGTTCCATCGCCTAGTATTTAATATTAAAAGGCTAATGAATAAACTTCCCTTTGGTAGAACTAAGCTAGCATCTTGGGCTACTGCTCTCTTTCTTATTAAAGAAGAAACTGGAATGAGCGAAGAAGCTATCATGAAGGTATTGGACAAGATGGATGTTAACTTTGATGATACACTGTCAGAGTCTACTTGGTATATGACTGAGAATAATGTTTTACATCCTGGCGTATATACGTTACAATATGATGTTATATCTCCAAAAACGGGGGAAACTATCGGGGTAAAGAATTCAAAGGTTATGGTTCATGAAGACTGTATCCCAGTTGGGGAATCGATTGGCACCCCAATATACGAAGTAACCCATATTAAAACAAAGCAAAAGGTATACATCAATCCAGGGGAAATAAAAAGATGAAGTCCTTTAAAGATCACCTAGATGAGGTTGCTGCAAATTCAGCAGGAAGCGGTGGTGTAGATATGAACCCAACCGGATACTCTAAAGCTGATAAAAGAAAGAAAGACGGCATAGAAGCTATGTATCGTAGATCTCTAGGGTTAGTTCCCATTAAGAAAATGATAGAGAGAAGAAAAAAAGATAATGTTTAAAGTCTATATGTTTGTAATAATACTTGGTATCATTGGAGGAGCAGTCTACGGAGCTAGGTATTACTATGAATCAACACAGGCTACTATACGCCAGCTATCTGCAGAAAAGGCTATATTGGATCAAGCTGTAGAAAGACAGACTGCTGCTATGGAAGAAATGCAGGCAACTGCTGCTAAACAGAATGAACTAAATCAAGCTCTTCAGGCAGAGCTACAAGAAGCTGAAAGCGGTCTTGATGAGATCCGTTCTAAGCTATCAAGCCATGACCTTACAAAGCTAGTATTAGCTAAACCCGGACTAATAGAAACAAGGATAAACAATGGAACAAGTGAAGCGTTTAGGCTTTTTGAGTCTGACACTGCTCGCCCTGTCGCTGAATAGCTGTAGCATATTCCCAGACTTTGACGATGAGCCAAGAATCGTAACAGTCACCGAGACTGTATATCCTGTTATACCCCTTCAAACAAGCCCCAAACCTATTAGTCTAAACGACGTTGAATTCTATGTTGTATCTGATAAGAATGTTGATGAATTCTTAGAAAGATTCGTAGAAGAAAATGGATCCTTAGCATTTGTTGCTATGACTGTTAAAGGCTATGAGAACCTCTCGATAAACCTGCAAGAGCTACGTAGGTATATACTTCAGCAAAAGCAGATAATTCTATACTACGAAAAATCTGTCACCTTCGATGATAAAAAAGAAGAAATTAGCCCCGAATAGGGGATATACAAATCTTCTGTTTTAATATATAATAGTACACTATAAAAAATTAAAAAGAGACCGTCCTGGTCTTAATGATGTGGGATAATGCGAATGGCAAAAACAGAATATATGGGTATTCAGATAGACTACTCACGAGATGATTTGTTCGATAAGCTAGGTATACAAAGACTAAAAGAAAGTTATATGAAAGACGACGAGACCTCACCTCAGGAGAGGTTTGCTTTCGTTAGTTCGCAATTTGGATCCAATCCCGAGCATGCCCAGAGGCTATATGATTATGCTTCAAAGCATTGGCTATCCTATTCTACTCCTATTCTCTCTTTTGGTAGATCCAAGAATGGTATGCCAATATCTTGTTTCCTAAACTACATTAATGATACAGCGGAGGGTCTCGTTGAAAACCTTTCTGAAACAAATTGGCTATCTATGCTTGGCGGGGGCGTTGGGATTGGTTTTGGCATCCGTGGCGCCGATGATAAGTCTGTGGGTGTTATGCCTCATCTCAAGACTTACGATTCATCGTGCCTCGCATATCGCCAAGGACGCACTCGCCGCGGCTCTTACGCTACTTACTTGGATATATCTCACCCAGACGTTATGATGTTCTTAGAAATGCGCAAGGCCACAGGCGATCCAAATGTTCGATGCCTAAACCTACATCATGGGATTAACATCACAGATCGCTTTATGGAAGTTGTAGAACGAGCTATGATGGACCCAGATGCAGATGATGGATGGAACCTTGTAGAACCTCATTCTGGTCAAATCAAAGATACAGTATCTGCCAAGGCACTATGGCAAAAGATCATTGAACTTCGTATGGAAACTGGCGAGCCATATATTCATTACATTGATGCTTCTAATCGTGGTCTACCACAGTTTCAGAAAGATCTAGGTCTTAAGGTACATCAGTCTAACCTTTGTTCAGAGATTATTCTCGCAACCAATGAAGAACGTACCGCTGTTTGTTGTCTCTCGTCGGTTAACCTAGAGCATTATGACTCCTGGAGTAGGAATTCGCAATTCCTTAAGGATATGGCAGAAATGCTAGATAACGTCCTTCAGTACTTTATTGACAACGCACCAGACACGGTATCTCGTGCTAAATTTTCTGCTTTCCGTGAACGTAGTATTGGTGTTGGCGCTTTAGGATTCCATGCCTATCTTCAGAAGAATAATCTTCCATGGGAAAGTGCTATGGCAACAGGTGCTAACATTAGAATGTTTAAGCATATAAGGAGCAAACTCGATGAAGCAAATCTGGAACTGGGTGCAGAACGGGGCAGTCCCCCAGATGCGGAAGGTACTGGCCAACGTTTTTCTCATGTTATGGCTGTGGCTCCTAATGCTTCTAGCTCTATTATCATGGGGAATACTAGCCCTTCTATTGAGCCTTTTCGAGCTAATGCGTATAGGCAAGATACGCTTTCTGGATCCTTTCTTAACAAGAATAAGCAATTGGTAGCTCTGGTTAATCAGAAGATTGAGAATAAAGATACTAAGCTTACGTCAGATGAGGTGTGGAGTTCCATTATATCGAATGACGGATCGGTACAGCATTTAACATTTCTTGATCAGTGGGAAAAGGACGTCTTTAAGACTGCTATGGAGATTGATCAACGCTGGTTAGTAGATCACGCTGCTAAGCGTCAGGAATATATAGATCAAGCCCAATCGCTTAATCTATTCTTCCGTCCTGATTCAAATATTAAATATGTTCACGCTGCACACTATCTGGCATGGAAACAAGGTCTCAAGTCACTTTACTACTGTCGCTCAGAAAAGCTAGGTAAAGCTGATAAGGTATCTAATAAGATTGAAAGGCAAATTATTAAAGAACTAGACATGAGTGCTCTAGTAAACGACGAACCCTGCTTAGCTTGCGAAGGATAAAAAATGTCACCAAAATTAAAAATAACCGATGAACGCTCTTACTTTAAGCCTTTTAATTATGCTTGGGCGTATGATGCATGGCTTAAGCACGAGCAAAGCCATTGGTTACATACAGAAGTACCAATGTCAGAAGATGTTAAAGATTGGCATAACAAAGTATCAGATTCAGAAAAAGGCTTCTTAACTAATATTTTCCGATTCTTTACCCAAGGTGATATCGATGTTGCTGGGGGATATGTTAATAACTATCTTCCGCATTTCCCCCAGCCTGAAGTACGCATGATGCTCATGGGTTTTGCAGCCCGTGAGGCGCTCCACGTTGCCGCCTACAGCCATTTAATTGAAACTTTAGGTATGCCTGAGTCTACGTACAACGAGTTCTTAGAATACGAAGCTATGGCGAATAAGCACGAGTACTTCTTGGATCTATCTAATGATACCCAAGATAAAGGTACTATTGCTACAAACATTGCTGCTTTCTCTGCCTTTACTGAAGGCATGCAGCTCTTCTCATCTTTCATTATGCTTCTTAACTTCCCTCGCCACGGTAAGATGAAAGGTATGGGTCAAATTATTACTTGGTCAATCGTTGATGAAACACTACACGCTGAGAACATGATTAAGCTATTCCGTACGTACGTTCAGGAGAATGTAGAGCTTTGGAACGACGATCTTAAGGGTAAGATCTATACCATTGCAGAGCGTATGGTAGAGCTAGAGGATAAGTTTATTGATCTATCTTTCTCTATGGGAGATATGGAAGAACTATCAGCTGAAGACGTTAAGAAGTATATTCGTTACATCTGTGACCGCAGACTGATTAGTCTAGGTCTTAAGGGGATATTTAAGATTAAAAAGAACCCCCTACTTTGGGTTGAGGAAATGATTAACGCTCCTACCCATACTAACTTCTTTGAAAACAGAGCTACAGATTATGCTCGTGGTGCACTAACAGGCGATTGGAAAGATATCTGGGGGAATGGTTAATGAAGTTAACTTGTAGTTCTTGCTCTATTACATATAGGGTTATATCTGACGAAGCAGAGTATGACGATATAGAGCCAATATTCTGCCCATTCTGTAGTGAAGAGCACGAAGAGGAACTTGATTTCAACGACGATTAATGTCTTATAAATAGTTCATATGACAACTATATGGACTACTCATGAATCAATGGCTATATGAAGACAAAATATACGAACCCCCTGAAGAAATGGATCCAAAAGAAATCTACGGGTTCGTATACTTAATTGAGAACCTAAAGAACGGCAGGAAGTACATAGGTAAGAAGCTCTTCTGGTCTATGAAGTCTAAGCAGGTTAAAGGTAAAAAGAAGAAGTATAAGGCAGAGTCAGACTGGAAGAAGTACCATGGTTCATCTGGCGAACTAACAGAAGACCTAGAGAAATTCGGCAAAGAAAACTTTAAAAGAACTATATTGCACCT